AACCGAACCCGGTTCAAGCGACAGAAGAAAAAGACTGCTCGCCGACCCCCCGTAAAGCTCCCGAAAATCAGGGAGGAGGACGTTCCGGTTCTCGCGGACTACGCTAACAATGACGTGGCCCGGGAATGGGAGCTATTTATGCTGCTGCTTCCCTTGCTTTCCAACCCGCACTCTGAGTTGCGGTGTATGCAGCATACGCTGGAGCTATTCTGGGAGCCCCGCTTGCGGGTTGATACGGGGCGGGGGGAAGAATTGATTGAAGCCATGGAGGCGGAAATCGAGGCTGCCCTGCCCGAAGGCGTGAGCCGGTCTGAAATCAGCGGGGATAAGCAATTCGGGGAACTGCTCAGCCAAGCCCTGACCGATGCGGGCGACGATCCGGCTGATTATCAGAAACCGGCGAAGAACAACGCCGGGTATAAGCTCGCTACGGCGAAGGGTGATCCCGAACGAAACATGCTGGAAAAGCACTCGGATCCGTATGTCCGTTCGCTGATGGAAGCGAAGTCGGCCGTATCGTCGTGGCCCAATCATATCAAGCGGGTGAACCGCATCATCCGGCAGGCTGAAGCGGCCGGGGGCATGTTGCCTGTTCCCCTGCGGTATCATGGTGGCCACACCGGCCGCTTCGCAGGTGGAGAGAAGATCAATTTGCAGAATCTAGGTAGTGTCAGCCATTCCCTGATTAACGCTGTCCGGCGGTTGCTGATGGCTTCGGACGGGCATGAATTAGTGATTGCGGATGCGTCGCAGATTGAAGCCCGAGTGCTGGCCTGGATTGCAGACGAGCGGTCGCTGATGCGTGCTTTCGAGCGGGGCGAGGGCATCTATGCAGACTTTGCCTCCAAGGCACTGGGCTGGAAGGTCCGGAAACCAAGAGTGGACGAGGACGGGAACTATAAGGGCATCCCGGCTGTTGAACGACGGCACCATTGGGCCCGGAATGCAGTCGGTAAGATTGGTGTACTCGGATGCGGCTATGGGCTGGGGCCTGGAAACCGGGAGACCCGGGAAGTGAAGCCTATGTTCGCTCAGGCTGGAGTGGACTGGGACACGGCGGTCCGGGTCGTGGATACGTACCGGGCGGAAAATCCGGCGATCGCGAAGTTCTGGCGGGATCTTGAGTCGGCCTTTAAGTACACGCTGAAATACGGTCGGCCGTGCCGGATGGACCGCGGGCTGGCTTTCCGCCAGACAGACTACTGCAGTGTGGTCCTTACATTACCAAGTGGGCGGGAACTGAAGTATCACCGGGCCCGGTGTGTGCCCGGCCGTTACGGCGAAGACCTTGAGTGGTGGAATGACCGCGAGAAACGATGGGGCCGCCTATGGGGCGGACATCTTACTGAAAATGTTGTACAGGCCATGGCCCGAGACATTCTGTGGGAAGCGATCTGGACGCTGGAGCATGAGGGGCATCATACTGTGCTCCACGTTCACGACGAATTGGTTATCGACACGCCGGTGGGCACCGGGCAGGACGTGCTGAAACGAGCGATTGAAGTCCTGAGTACCCGACCGGCCTGGGCACGTGAATGCCCGCTGAGTGCCGAGGGCGTGGTTTCCGAGCGTTACGGCGATCACTGAACTTCTGTATACGGAAGGAAAATCATGCTGATTTGTACGCAACAACACGTGGAACAGAATCGGTGGGAGGACGTTGATACGCCGGATGGCGTTGATACCGTGAAAGAATGGGCCAAGCGGCTGCAGGCTTCCGGGATCATGGGCCAGTTCCGGGGCACGGAAGTCCCTGATGACCCGTCCAAGGGTCCGCAGACCTACACGTTTGCGATTGTTCAGATGCCCGAATACAGGATCGAATGGCGTGCGAATCTCTGAACTTACAGACCGGCAGTGGGTCCAGATCCGGGCTGCTCTGCGGTTCTGGCGGGAAGTGGCCGAAGTCAGCCGCCAGCACCCGGCCGAGCATCCCAGTGTCCGTGATATGTTTCACGAGTATGGGCCGCTGAATATCAGTGAGATTGATGATCTGCTGGAAAACAGCCCGGAAAACCTGTATATCACGCCACACCGGCTGGCGTGCCATTACGGCTTGAATCGGGGGTCGATCCAGGACCGGATCAAAAAGCACGGCATTAAGCCCGATCTTTATACCACGAGTAAGTATATCTATCGGGTTGAGTCGCTGATGCCGGTTGTCGAGGAGATTGAACAGAATGCCTGATTTACCGGCACGGGCTTATCGTTTCTACGGTGGCATTGACCCGGGTTTCACCGGGGCGATCGTCGCGATCAATCAGCCGGGCACCAGTGTGCGGGTATGGGACATGCCGGTGCACGGGGGGCGCGGCCGGCATCGGGAGCTTGACCTTGATAAACTGCAGCATGTGTACCGGCAATTGACGCTGTTGCCCGATCTTGTGCTGGGGATCGAATGGCCCACGACACGGCCCGGCGAGGGTTCCGAGCGATGCGAACGGTTCGGGCGGCAGAAGGGCATTCTGCACGCTTTCGCCTGGCTGTTCGGGCTGCCCTGTTGCTTTGTTTCTCCGCAATTGTGGAAAGGGCGTCTCGGCCTGCCCGGCAAGGGAGAATCGCAGGCAGTGCAGCGGTCGGCTGATTACTTCGACCGGTACTATCCCGACCACACGTCGCAGATCCGGGGGCCGAAGGGCGGGATCAAGGACGGGCGAGTCGATGCCCTGCTGATTGCCCATTTCCTGCGAACGTCTACCGTAGCCGGAATGCAATCAGTGGTGGACCGGTTTGGCAAGGGCAGCGCCGAGGCCCAGGCCCTGATGCTCGGGGCCGGGCGAGGAAAGCAGAAGAATCGAAAGAAAAACTCCGGTCCGCCGGTTTGACAATCCGGTCGGCCCGCCTAGAATCAGGCGTCGTTACGGAGACCCGACCCATGACAGCCAGCACCCCCTGCATTCATCTATCTGCCTCGGCCATTCAGGCTTTCAAAGCCTGCCCGGTCCGGTACCGTCTCGGCTTTTACGAGGGTATCCGGAAGGCGGAAAGCACCGAGGCCCAGCGGATCGGCACCAATTGGGGTGCTTTGCACGAAGTGTACTGGAATAACTATAACGCTAATCTAGGCGATGCTCACGATCGTGCTTTCTATGCATCGGTTCAGCACTTGAACGATGCATACGAGGATGTCCCGCCATCGGTCGATCCTTTTGATTGGGAAGTCGAATACCAGACTCTTCTAAACTCGTTCGTCGCTTACTTCTGGTGGTGGGAGGATGACCCGATCGAAGTGCTCGGAAGTGAAGTAGGCTTTGAGCTTCCGTTGCATGCTCCCCGTACCGGACTGCCGTTACCGCTCAAGGATGTTAAGCGGGTTGGCATGATGGATCATGTAGTCCGGTGGCGGGGGGCGGTCGGGCCTTTAGAGCGTAAGAGCACCAGCAAGGCTATCCACCAGGACAGCGAGTTCTGGGAGCGTATTCAGAAGGACACTCAGGTCGATATGTACGCTCTGGCTTTCCGGGACATCGCGGATCAGGGCTTTGGGGGGTATGGCATTCACGGTGTGCGGAAGAATGATCGGGTCGGAAACACGCTGTACGATGTCTGGCGAAAGCCCGGTATCCGGCCTATCAAGGTGAATCAGAAGGATACAGAGGCTTTTGTGGAGTCCGGGGAGTATTACGGCGTACAGTTCAACGTGGAGTGGGTAAGGCAGAATGACGGCCGGGCTGACTTGATGGTGGACGGGCAGCCGGCTGATATAGAGTTCGGAAAGAGCGGTAAGGCCAGCATCGTGCGGGAGACACCCGCGATGTTCGGTGCACGGCTGCTGGATGACATCAGTGAGCGGCCGGAATACTACTTCCAGCGTCGGGAGATCGGGCGGACCGAGCAGCAGCTTCAGCGTGCCCGGACCGAGCAGTTCAACATCTATACCGCGATGCGTATGTTTGCGGAGACCGGGTGCTGGTACGAGAACGAGAGTAGCTGCCGGTCCCCGTTCCCGTGCGAGTTTATCCCAATCTGTTTTGGGCCGGGGGCGGATGCGGTATGCAATAGCGAATCGGTGCCGGACGGGTTCCGGCGTATCAAAACCGCGTAATCATGCAGAAGAAACAGGAGGCCCCTCATGGCTGATAAGACAGATGCACCGTCGCCGCCGAAAAAGCCCCAGGCTCCGCCGAAAAAGCCGGGTGCCGGTTCAGCCGAGAAGAAACCGGCCAAGAGCTTTAAGGCGGTTTCGTTGAGCGGGAGCGGCGAAGGCGAGAAGATCATGCTGTATGCCAAGAGCGGCAGCGGCAAGACCACGGCAGCCGCCCAGATTGAAGGTGCTGTGTTCATTCCCCTTGATGATGGTGCCCGCAAGACTGCGAACCCCGTGACCGGAAAGCCGGTTACCGCGGTGGACCCGGACTCTATCGAGGACTGGGACGATCTGCGGGAGGCCGTGCGGCAGACACCGGACTACGTGCCCGAAAACGGCACTCTGGTGATCGACACGATCACACGGGCCCAGCCGTTGGCGGAGGAGTGGGTTGTTCGCAACATTAAGAAGGAAAACGGCACCCAGGCTAAGAACCTTGAGGGATTCGGGTTCGGTAAGGGGTACCGCCACGTTCTGGATCAGTTCCGGCTGTTGCTGACTGATCTTGATACCGTGGTCCGGTCCGGCCGCAACGTGGTGCTGATCGGGCAGCTTGATCAAACGATCGTGGCGAATCCGGAAGGTACAGACTATTTCTGCGAAGTCCCCAAGCTGATCGAGAATAAGCAGGGCCCGGTCCGTACGGAAGTCTGCGAGTGGTGCGATCAGGTGTGGCGGATTGGCTATCTGAACATGGAAGTGGAGAAGGAATCCGACAACAGCCGGGCCGGCAAGGTGAGCGGGGACGTTGAACGGGCGGTCTTTACGGGTTCAGCCCTGCACTATCTGGCCAAGAGCCGACCGATCAATGGCCGAAAGCTGCCGGCAATCGTTTCCTTCGAGACCCCGGAAGATGATTCGATCTGGCTGTATGTTCTGAAGGGGGCGACCCCGCCCGAGGATGAAGAAATCAATAACTGATTTTGTATGGGAGACATATCATGCTACAACCTCGTAACACGCTAGTAGTTGTTGCCCCGATTGATGAGAAGGAGAACTGGGCTGGCCGGGTTATTGTGCCGGATGATACCAACGAGCAGTACCAGAAGTGTGAGATTATCAGTGTCGGGCCAGGGATGTCTACGCATTCAGATGAGTCGAGTTTGTGCAGTGATCTGTACCCGGAGCAACATGTTCTGGTGCAGCTTATGACCCGACGAACCGGTGGCGGGCTGCAGCCGGTCGGCCCCCGCTTTAAGACCAAGGATGGCCGAGACCTGATGCTGGTGGAGCAAAGCCAGATTGTGGCTACGGTAGACCCGGACTCCGACTGAACCCCTATTATACGGAGAATAGTTATGGCTCAGATTGAATCCCCCGGCACCTATATCGCAACGATCGTGGACCACGGGCTTGGTGAGACCCGCCGCGGGTTCCCGCAGTTCGTGGCCCGGTTTCACCTTAAGCAGAAGTATGTGGAGGATCTTCATGAACTGAAGGGCTTCTACGAGCAGGGCGTTGTCGAGGCCCGCGATGACAGCGGCCAGACTTTCGACCCGCAGTGGGTTGATTGGTCGCACTTTGACGAGTACGGGACCGGCTATTTCGTGCTGTTCAACGACACCGACAGCTTTGATGAGAACAGCAAGCTGTTTCACTACGATCAGCTTCAGGCCGCTACCGGCTGGCAGGGCGTGGAGTTCGAGTCCTTCAATGATGGCTGGTTCGTGGATAAGGATGTCCTGATCCGGGTTGAGGAGGATGAGTACAACGGCGAGACCCGGCTGAAGATCAACACGATCGACTCGAAGGACGCTGCCCCGGACCGTGGCCGCGGTGTCCAGAAGGCGGAGCCGGAAAAGGTGAAGTCGCTTCAGTCGAAGCTGAAGATGGGTAAGAAGTCGGGCGGAGCCAAGGCTTCGAAGCCATCAAAGCCCTCGAAGCCCCAACAGGAGCAGGCTGAGTCGGCTGAGCCGGTTGCTGAAGCACCAAACACGCCGGCTGAATCCGACTCAAGCCGCCCCAATGCCGTCTCGCAGACCGATGCGTGGGAGTTCGTCTGCAATCATAAGGGCGACAACATAGATTCTGCGATTGAGGACGCCTGGATTTCGGCTTGTGAGGAAGTCGGGGCGGAGACCGATGAAGATGACTTCACGCCGGAAATGTGGGCCCAAGTGCGTGATCTCGTAATCAAAGACCTCGCTCTGGACGTGTAAGGCCCAAGCACGTCCACGGCCTCCGGATCCGTGCGGTCGGTGAGATTCCGGCCGCACGGCTTTGATAGAGCGAGGTGCAAGATGGCAAAGAAAATCCAACAAATGCACGCCAGGTGTCGGGTCAACGCCTGGCCTGCCATGCTCCAGGCCCTCGGCCGCCAGATCGGGGTTTCCGCTGATTCTCTGGCCCGGCTGGGGGTCGGCTGGGCTCCGGTCGTGCAATTCCGGGCCCGGGTCAGCTATACCGGTTGGTGGACGATTCCGGAGCGTGATGCTGATGGTGGCGTGGTCGGTATCGGCCTGCGGGGATGGCCGGACGGCTCGCAAAAGCTCAAGGTACCGGGCTCGAACAGCGGGCTGGTGTATGAACTAAACCCGGACCACGAGCAGGGGCGGCAGGAATACCACCACGGCGCCCATAACTGGGCTCGTCTATACGATGCGGGCGTGGGCTGCCCGGTTTGCCACCATGAACCGGTGGCGGATGCCGGGTGCATGGTTTCCTCCGAGGATCCCGAAGACCCGAAAGCCGCGACCTGCATCCGAGTCGAGGAAGGTGCGATTGCAGAGACCCGCCTCGGCTATGTCCATGCACTGAAGGATGAAGGGCGTCTGCAGGGCACGGCACCCCTGCCTCCAAGCAGAGACAGCCCGGTTGTCGTGGTCGAAGGCATGACTGATACCGCCGCAGCCATGGATCTTGGTTTCACGGCGATCGGCCGGCCGGGGCACTTGACGTGCATAGAGGCCCTCGGAGAACTGGTGCGGGGCCGGGATGTTGTTGTAGTCGGTGAAAACGATGACGTGAATCCACAGACCAACCGGCGGCCCGGTCATGAAGGCATGGTGGCTGCTTACCAGACGCTTCGCCGGAAGGCGAAGAACGTACGCCAGGTCTTGCCTCCGGAGCATCTGAAAGACCTGCGGCAATGGGCGGGAACCGGACTAACCGCAGCCGACTTTCTGGAGTATGTCAATAATCACGCCCACGAGGAGGACGAGGAAAAAGTTCTTCCTGATTCCAAGCCCTCGACACTGGCCCAGTCCTATCTGAATCGGTATCACCGCATGGCGGGCCGCTACATCCTGCGGTATTACCGGGGCCAGTGGTTTCGGTATAATGGAACCCGGTATGAGGAAGTGGAGGAGGAATCCGAGATCCGGGGCCCAATGTACCGATGGGCAGACGATAAGAAGATCATCCACCGAAACACAAACGGCGAGGAAACAATCAAGCCGCTGGAATGCCACCGAAACACGGTGAATGATATACGGGACGCCATGTACGACCCGTGCTCAATCGGAGCCAAATCTTCGGTACCCTGCTGGATCAATGAAGCCGACGGGCCGAACCCGGAAGACCTTATTGTCTTCACGAACGGCATCCTGTGGCTTAGCAAGTATCTGGAAGGGGCCCCGGAAAGCGAGTATATGCTTGATGCGACCCCCGATTTCTTCACGATGTTTGCCCTGCCGTTTGCTTTTGATCCGACGGCCCAGTGCCCTACATTCCGTCGCTGGCTCCGTATGACCCTGGCGGATGATCCCGACAAACCCCGGCTGCTGCGTGAGTGGGCGGGCTACTGTCTCACTCCTGATACCAGTATGCATAAGATGATGCTGTTCCGTGGCCCCCCGCGATCAGGAAAATCGACGGCTCTGGACGTGCTACAGGCCATTGTGGGCTATGATCAATGTGTCTCCACCAGCTTTGGGGCCCTGACTTCAAACTTTGGGTTGCAGCCCCTAGTCGGGACACAGCTTGCGGTCATGGGGGATGCTCGGCTACCAGCCAAGGCGGATAACATGCGGGCTCTGGAAGTGCTGCTTAACATTGTGGGCGGGGATGTCCAGCAGATTGACCGGAAGTTCCTGCCGCCTCTGAAACACCACAAGCTGAAAACAAAGTTCACGATCAGCACAAACAGTTTGCCGGAACTACCGGACCACTCCGGGGCACTGGAGTCCCGCTTGAATATCCTTGATTTCAACAAGAGCTTTATCGGGAAAGAGGACTGGCGGATGCGGGAGAAGCTGGTGGCCGAGGCCCCCGGTATCGTGGTCTGGGCTCTCGAAGGGTTGCGGCGGCTGCGGAATCAGGACCGGTTCACCCTGCCGGAAAGCAGCAAGGAAAGTTTGCGGGAGTTCCGGGCCACCACCAGCCCGACTGCGGCGTTCGTGGAAGAATGCTGTGAGGAAGACCCGCAACACGAAACCCCGAAACGGGAATTGTTTGATGCGTGGCTTGCGTGGTCCGGGGAGCGGGGCATACGGCCGGTCGGCCTGAGCCGGTTTCTGGAACGGCTCAAGGCGAACTCCTCTTATGCTCGCAGCCACACATACATGCAGAACGGCAACAAGCACAATGTATTCCAGGGAATCAAGCTACAGCCGTGGGCTGAGCGAAATCTGCTCGGTAAACCCCAATAAGGTACCCTCTTGCGGAGCGATAACCATGGATATGCAGGACAGCGGACAGCGGCAGCAGTTTGATACCGGCGCCCAGCGAGATACTGCAGATAGCAAGCCTCGCCCTGAGCTTATCAGTCCTTTTGCCGAGGAGCGGCTGGGTGAGTGGCTTCGCCGGGGGGCTGCGAAGTATGATGCCCGGAACTGGGAGAAGGGAATGCCCTTCAGCCGGTGCGTGGCGTCGCTGCAGCGTCACTTGATTGCTTTCAAAAAGGGCGAGAAGGACGAGGATCACGTTGCGGCGATGCTATTTAACGCCATGGCCCTTGCTCATTATCAGGAAATGGTGGACCGCGGCGTGTTGAGCGGCGATCTGGACGATATGCCGGATTATGGCGGCTCTGAGCAGGCGTCTGAGCAGCCGCTGGAACAACACGTTCAATTGGGCTTTGATTGGCCGGCTTCGCCCTACTACACTGATATGTACGATCGCAAGGCTGCTATGTTATTGCGGCTTCGTCAAAACGGCTGTTCGGCCAATACCGCCTATACGATCGTTGGCGGTATGCGGTCTCCGGGCTACACGGCCGGTAAGACGCCCCAGGGTTGTGTATACATCGCTGGCCCCATGCGGGGTCGTTCGCAACTCAATTTTCCCGAGTTTGACCGAGCAAGGGAACTGTGGCTAGAACGAGGATACTACACAATCAGCCCGGCGGACATGGATCGGGCAGACGGCCATGATTACAAGATTTGCGATACGCGGTATACACCAACGGATAGCCCGGACCGTATCAAGCGGGACGTATATCGCGATTTTCAGGCGATCTATGCTCTGCATCCCAACAGCAGCGATAAAGTGGTTTTTCTGCCCGGCTGGGCGACGAGTGTGGGGGCGTCAGCCGAGCGTGCCCTTGCTCACTGGCTGGGTATTGAAGTCGAGGATGCTTTGGAGCAGCCTGGTCAATCTGGGTAATGCCCTTTCTTTAGCCTGTAAGAGGCAGGATCATGCAGCACGCAACGTACCACGAAGCAGTGGCCGAGTACCCAAGTCAGCGAGCCGCTGCCCGCCAGTTTGGGATGGCGGAAGCGACGCTCCGGAGACGGCTGCAGGAGGAGCGTGAACAGGGTGAAGTGTCTGATGTGCCGGTCTTTGCGTTCCGGCCCACAGACGAGCAACTCCCTGATTCCCACGTTGGCCCGGACGGGGTGAATACGGTAGACCTGAGCGGTTCGGGCACTCGCCGGTTTATCCTGACATCCGCTCAGAACAACACCCGTGTGCATCAGGGGTTCCTGCAGAACCTAGAAGCCCTGGCCCGCCATCTGAAAGCTGATATTCTGTGCAGTTTTAGTGTGTACGATAAAGCCGGGTACCGGGGACCGGTGCCGAAGGGGGAACGTCAGCCCGGGAAGCGGGAAATCTGGTGGGATCAGGCGATCATGCCGTATGTGGTAAATGATCGGGTCCGGCTCGCTAACCGGCTGGCGTTCTGCTCGGAACTGGACGTGATGGCCACAACACAGCGGCCGCTGTCCGGGCTGGAGAGTTATTGCGGGCGGTCCTCGATTATCGTGCCGCACAACAAGTTTGAGTTCCGGTGTGCGGAGGCCCGTGTGGGGCACCTGCCGAAAGAAATGCATACGACCGGCAGTGTCACGCAGCGAAACTTCGTGCAGCGGAAAACCGGGCAGGTGGCCAGCTTCCACCACGTTCTCGGGGCGTTGCTGGTTGAAGTGTGTGATGATGGGTACTTCTACGTCCACCACCTAAACGCTGATGATGACGGCAGTTTTTACTGGCTGGACACCCGCGTTAAGGACGGCCGGGTGCGGCAAAACCGCCGGGGAATCAGCGGATTGGTGGTCGGCGACATCCACCACGAGAAGCTGCCTGCTTCTGTTGAGGGTCTGACATTCTGGAACAAGAGTTCGGTTGTACAATGTCTCAAGCCGCACCGGGTATTCCTGCATGATCTGATTGATTTCACGAGTCGCAACCACCATAACCGTACGGACCCTGAGCATCAGGTATGCTACGCGAACTGCTTGGTCGCTCAGGAAGTCCGGGATGCGGGAGTGTTCCTGCAGAAGGTCGGGGAAACGGTGCCGGAAGTCGTGATCGTGCCGTCGAACCACCACGAGGCTTTCCGCAAGTGGATCCACGAGACCGACTGGCGGGAGGATGTCCAGAACTTTGACATCTACCTTGCCGCGGCCAGAGCGATGATGCAGCACGCCACCGCGTTCGGACCGGACAACCGCCTTGATCTGCTGCAGTGGGCGATCAAGCATTATCACGGTATTGGCCTGTCTGAAGACGTGCGTTTTCTGGAGGAAGACGAACGGTACGAGCTTCATGATATCGAGTGCGGGATGCATGGCCACGTTGGGCCGTCCGGCAGCCGGGGCACGCCGGCAAACCTGGCACGGTTGCCGTTCAAGACATTCACGGCCCACACGCACAGCCCGTCCATCAGAAACGGCTGCTACACCGTGGGCCTGGCGGGCGATCTTGATCTGGGGTATAATCGAGGGCCGTCCAAGTGGATGCACGCCCACGGCATCATTTACCCGAACGGTAAACGGGCGTTCGTGTTCATTAAAAACGGCAGATGGCGAGCGTGATTAAACCCCTGTTTCGAAAGGTGCTGTATGGAATACCTAGAGTACGTATTGGGCGGACTGCTGGCGGCCCACGGCCTTGCACAGTTTATCGTCAACCTGACTGATACGCCGTGGGACGACAAGGCGGTCGGGAAGCTTTACAAGATTGTAGAGCTACTGGCCGGCGTGACGGACCGGGCCAAGACGCTGCCGGGTGAGACCAAGGATAGAGTAAAGATCGCGAAGGAGGACGGATAATGCTGAAGAAGCAGACTGCTACGTTTACGGCTATTGCCGCAATGCTGATGCTGATTGGGTGCCAGGGCCAGCGGCAGGTCGGGCAGCCGAACGTCTATCAGTTTCAGTTCAACCCGGCGGGGGCGGACAACGCCCGGCCGGCGAATGCAGAGACGGCCCCGGCGATCGGGGCTGTGGATATCCGCAACGTGAAGCTTGGGCGTACGCTGATCTGTCGGTACAACCGGATTGG